CTATTACATTCCCCGTTCCCAGTGGAGTTAAAAAGATATTGCCATTAGTATTTGAATGGAGAATCAAGTCTGCACTACTGCGAGATACACTTGGTGAACTGCCATTTGCACTTGAACCCAAATATATCCCACCACCCGTAGCAATAAAATTGTCATCAGTAAGAATAGCGCCATGAACGGTCAAGGGCTTCGTCGGATTCGTCGTCCCGATGCCGACGCGCCCATTGGTAGTATCTACATTCAAGACATTGGTTGTGCCGTCTGCTTTGTTTAGTTGAAGGGCAGTGGTAGAATCAGCAGCAGGATATATTTTACTGCCAATCAAAGAAGCGATTGTTACCGGGAATCCTGATATAGTCAACCCTGCTGATAGACTCCACGTGCCACTGACCGGAAGCCTGGCCACGCCAAGATTGCCGGTGTTGAGGTCAGATGCCGAGCGGGTTAATGGGATTGATTTTGCTAAAATTTGCATTATTACCACTTGCCTAAAATTTTAAGCCCTAAGTAGGCCAATAAGCTACCGAATAAAATTGAAATCAAAAACATCATGCCGATAGCGATAATGAACAACGCCCATAATAACCATGTCTCCATGTTAAATACCATCTGTGCGTGCAATCATATTCCACACCGTCCACGGGAAACCTATCCCTCCGGCAATCAGGCAAAACCATACGATCTATTCGTAATATTTTATGAAAAAAATCAAACATCTTCTGATATTGTGATTGTCCAGGGCATTAGACGTGTACCCCCGTAATTTCAACCCCGTTGACCCATGCTTTCTTACCGAGCGCGATATCAGCGGCTACGGCACCATTAACGGCTTCGGTTGTGTCCACCACTTCAACTTTTCCAGAAATGCCGAAAATTGTCACACCGGCCCGAATGTTGCCGGTTGCGAGATCCGCATCAACCGCATGAAGGGTTGTGGCTGCGTAATAACCGGCTGTAACGGTATCGTTTGCCGGGTTCAAAGATTGAGCAGTCACGGCAATATCCGTCAAATCCGCGACCCATGCAGCACCGTTGAAAATATATCTTGCCCCGGTGTCAAGAGCCGTGAATTTTGAACCTACGGTAATGCCGGATGTGGGGAGCGTTGCAACATCAGCCGCAAGACCGGCAAAACGTTGGATTGTGGTGATAAGTTGCAAAGTCATAATTCACCTTTCTTTTTTACTTTTGCAGTACCCAATTTGTGCCATCAAAAATATATCGGGCTCCGGTGTCCGTTTCAAAAAACGTTGACCCCGTTTGGGCATCCGTGGGCTTTGTGTCACCAGATAACCCGATATAGTGTGATGTAGTTGTTATAAGCGTGATCGCCATATCAACCCTTTTTAAATAGCCGCTTCTGCGTAGGCTCCATCTGACAGTGGGACATAATACAGAGAAACCTTGCTTGTTGCCGTAGCGCCCGTCTGAGCCGCAGCCGCTCCCGTTAGATAGATCACGCCCGCCCCGCCTTCCATGCCGACATCAATAGGTTTAGTCAGTAAGGATACGCCGGAATTTGCAGACTCAAGAGCGCCGGTGGCAAGAGCATCGCCAAGGACCGCAACACGCTTGCCAACCGCAAGAGAGGTCAGTGCGCCCGATGCCGAGCATAAATCAACCGGCGCAATGGCCGGAGTGCTGGCATCGTATCCGAATTTGATGGTCGTGGCATCTGCCGACCATGCGGTCAGGGCTTCTATTCCCAGATACATAATCCTGATTCTGCCCACGACATTGAAAAGCGTCTGCTGGGCGATTTTTATATACGTGGCGTTCAGGAAAGCGGTGGTTTCAGCTTTAAGCCCCCGGACCTGATCGCCTATGACATCAATTGTTGATATGCTGTAGTTTCGTGACATTTTATTCTGCCTCCTTCTTGCCTTTCTTGGTTACAGGCTCGGATTCTGGTTCATATTTGGCTAGCTCAAGTTTGTCGATCCGTTTTCCCAAAGCTGCGATTTTGGCCATGATTTCGTTATAGGCCATAATGCTGGCAGTCTTAGCGGCGATTAAAGCTATTTCCTCAACTTGTTTGATTTCGTCTCTTAACATAGCGTTTCTCCTTTTCAGCGGCCATGTTTCAGGCCGCTTTTGTTTAGATGACCGCCATTGAGGTAAGGTTAGAATCCTGGAAACGCCCGCCGGACAGAATCACGGAAACCCCGCCAACCGAAGCTGCAGCCGGATCAGCGATGCAAACCCTGAATCCGATATGATTAGCAAGCAGATAAGCCGCTTTGATCTCGATCACATAAAGCGCCGGGGCAGCGGTAGCAACTGGAATAAGACCAGCGGCAGCCGTGGTTGTCCAGGTTCTTACGCCGTGGACATCGCCGTTGGCAAGAATGGAACTGGTTTCATATCGGTAATACGGGAAATTGATCTGGGTTGCCACGGAAGGCGTGACATCCAGGCAAGATTCAATTGTAATGACTCCAGCAGCTCTGGGGAGAGCAAGTTGAACCAGGACAAGGGCCAGGTCATAGTTTTGCATCAGAACGACCAGCGGGGATTTTGCACCGGCCAAGGTATCAATGTCAATCGGGACATAGACATTGGGGACTATGTGGATTTCTTCGAGTTTAACTTTCATGGTTTTTTCCTTTTCTTGTTTAGGGCAGGATCACCCTGCCCGGTTTTAAATGAACTGATAATTTAACTTTGCACTTTTTTTCATATTTTCTATTGCCGGAAGTAATTGCAAGTTTTCCAGTGCAAAACATTGCTTGAAATTATCATCTTCCGCTGTTTCAAATCTGAATGATGACATGGGTTTCATGTGGTCAATATGCAAGACGCCTTTTCCGTTTATAAAATCATTTTCCCATGAATAACCATCGGGAACCGTTGCTTTTAAACGATCAATCAAATCTGCCATGCTATATTCAACCAATGACTCCCATGTTCTACCGGCCTTTTCCTGCCGGATAGCCTTTCTCATAGCGGCTGCAATTCGCTTCCTAATTATCCGCATTTCAGGGGTGCAGCCGTGGTAATTAGCGTTTGATTCACCTTTTGTATTATCGGATCTCCATCTTGCAAAACAATCCGTCCCTTTACAAAAGTGCTTCTCGTACATAATTGCTTTACAGGGAATTGTTTCTATCGCTTTTTCACAATATGAACACTGAACAGAAACTTTTTGGGGTGGCCGATAGTTCCAACCCTTAATTGCAGTTCTGCATTCATGGCTACAATAAGACTTTTTATATGGTTTCAATAATGACGGATGTTTCGAAATTATCTTATTGCATAATGGGTTTGAGCAATTTGTTTCAACTTTGCCACCCTTCCATGATTTACTATTTTCACCGCAAGGATGGTTTAGACACCCACAACTATTAATTCTCGAACCAATATCGCCACTTTTGACGATTTTTGATCCGCCACAATCGCAAGAACATTGCCATTGAGCATGACCCCATTTGTCATTTGCGGCTTTACTGATTACTGTCAAAAGACCAAACTTTTGACCGATTAAATTTGTGAGTGTCCTTCCCATACCGTTATCTACCTTGCTTCTAACGCAACAAACTGACTCTGAGTCGCGCCAGACCCGCCTTTATATGGGGTAAGCGGCGTGGCTCTTACGGGAGAACCATCGAGACGAACCACAAAACGGAAAACAGATTCATCATAGACAAATCTGACGTGTATGCTCATATCGCTCTGAATTCCACCCTTCTGCGCCAGAATATACCCGTTCATGTCAGCAAGGATGATATCGCCCAGATCGCCCAGCGCCGAAGCCTGTTCAATTGGGATAACAGGACGGCCTAAAAGCGAACCGTAAGGCGCTCCACTGATTCCACCGGGAGGTACAAAAACAAGCTGCCCACCAGTACCGACCGCAATGCTCATGGTGTAGAGTTGTGGCAGGCACATTTGATTGACGTACCAGTTAGAGTTCAGATAACTTCCGGCAAAGATCCGGCTGGACATCTTGATAACGTTTTCGGCCACAATGGTATCGGCCTTCTGCCCGGCTTCTTTGGAAACCGTTACCAGGCACCCGGAGTTCAGGATTCCGAGAGGCTGACCGGCTCCGGTGCCCCTGAGAATCGCATCATCAGTGACGAAAGCAAACTCTGCCGGGAAAGCCGCCCGGACAAACCCTTCAAGAGCTGCAGCATCGGCCAGAAGTTCATCAGTGGCGTAGCAAAGCCCGATGAGCTTATGCAGGTTCAGTTCGATCTTTCGGAATTTCGGTTTCGACTTGGTCTTCTCGTCGGCTTCATCCGCCCAGTATGCCTGGATTCCGCCCTGCCGTGATCCTGTTGCCCTGCTGGTTTCGTCAACGCCGTTGATCTTGATGGAGTTGGCATTTGCCGAAATCGGCTGTTGCCGGCATTTGGGGGCAAGAATAGCCTGGTTGACAAGATCTGTCATCAACCCGCTGACAAAATCCTGCTGAACAAGAAACCCGCCATCAGACTGAACGGTTTCGCTCATTCCGCTTGCGGCCGCATTGAAAAGACGCGGATCAGCAGTGCCGCCGGGTCTGCCAGCATTCACAACAGCAACCATCTGTTGGCCGAGGGAATCAAAACGGTCTTTCCGTTCATTTTCTGGGGATCTTGGTTTTGAATTCCGTGGAACCGTCACAGCCGCCTGTGGTTTTTCGAGCATGGAATTAACCCGCTCTTGGCGTTCAAGGGTCACGATGGTTTTATTGATCTCTTCTACCGTATCCAGGATTTCATTTTTGAGCGAAATCTCTGAATCGATCAAATCTCGGTTCTCGTTGATAGCCTTGGCGTCCATATCTGCCGTTTTCTTCATTAAACTTTTGATATCTTCTTTGTACTGAGATATTGTTTTCATTCGTTATTTCTCCTGTTTGGTTGATGGTGCCATTATTTCCGCCCTGATAAGCAAGTCGGCAATTTTGTCTTTCTTTTTTGGGATTACCACGGCAACCTCACGTTGATCCGCAACAGGGGCAACCTCACGTTGATCCCCCTTGAATCCATTCGAAATAATAGACTTTGCCATTGCTTCAGAACACCCGCCATCACGGAGGATGCGCTCTAAAGATCTTGCATCTGGCTTTTCTCTTTTTGATGTTATTTCTTCAGGTATTCGCTGAAATTTTGCTTTCTGCATGACCGGAATAAACTTTGCGCAGGCTGATATATCAGCATTTCCAAAAATTTCATCAATAAACCCTGCATCAAGTGCGCCTTCTGCTGACATCCATGTTTCGACCCTCATCATGTCGTTGATTTCAGCAGTATCTTTTTTTGTTTTTGTCGTATAGGTAACAGCGATTGATCCGTTTACTATGTCGAGTTTTTCTGCAAAATCTCGCATGTCATCGGAGTTCCCAAAGACCATGCCGGATGCCTTGTGAATCATGAACAGGGCGTTTTCAGCCATAACCACCCGGTCGCCGGCAAGGGCAATCACCGAGGCGATGGATGCTGCTATACCGTCAATATATGTCGTGACGTTTGCCGGATGTTGTTTAATTAGGTTATAAATAGATATTCCATCAAAAACTTCGCCGCCTGGAGAGTTAATATGAAGATCGATTTGTGGAGATTTAATCATGGCCAAATCTTTCTGAAAGGCTTTTGCAGTGATGCCTGATCCGTCAAAATAATCTTCGCCTATCCGTTCGTAAATAAAGATTTCGGATTTGTCGGATTTATTGATTACGTTATACCATTTCTTCATGATTACGCTCCTGTGCGGCTATCCGCAGCCTGGTTATATTTTTTGCGGGTTCTTGGGGTTTGGGTGCTTCGACTGGTTTTGGTTCCTGAGCCGCCTGGGGTTGGTTCGATGATTTCTGCTGCGTGAGATATTCGTCAATCTTACTCAGCGGCAACATATTGAGAGGGACAAACCTTTCGTCCCCATTTTCAATGGGGTCACGTCCCTCAAGCTCGCGGATCTCGTTTATGCTATAAACCCCAATTCCAAATAACGATTTATAATATTCCGCACGGGTAGCAGGATCACCACGCAAAAGGCCATCAACATTATGCCGGAAAAACATCTTTTGTTTATAGCGCTCAATCTGAGTGAGCAATTGCATATTAAAGTTTTGTTCAAACCTTACAAGCCAAGGAAGGACGCTATCGGTCACAAACGATATTTGCTCGCTAGCGATATTGGAAAAGCTACTCCTGGATAAATCCTTCAGGCGGTGCGGTGGCAGGTTGAACCATCGTGCGATCTCTGCAATGTGGAACTGTCTGGTTTGCAAAAACTGTGAATCTTCCGGGGGGATGCCAATTTTTTCCAGTTTCATCCCCTCTTCGAGAACCATCAGCCGATGCGCTTTTGCAAGCCCTTCGCTTGTTCCGGCGAATGATTCTTTCAGATTCGCTTTCGCTTTATCATCCAGTTTCCCAGGATGCGACAAAATCCGTCCTACATGCGTGCCTTGACCGAAGTAAAGCGCCCCAAATGTTTCAAGCGCCATTCCCAAACCAAATGATTTACGGGCCATGCCGACAACCGAGTAGCCGGTCAACCCGTCAAAACCGAGCCCCGGAATGTGCAGGACTTTTTCACGTGGGAGGATAACTTTCTGACTGTCAACCGTTATTTCATAAAATATCTGGGAATCTTCAAAGTATGGCCGGACGCGGTTCGGACTAATTGGCCATAATTCAGTAATTTCACCAAAACCGTTTCTGACGATTTCACAGTATGAATTTCCCCATAGCAGAATATGTCCCATCATGACTTCGCGGGCAATTTGAGCCGTCATAACGCTGTTAAATTGATCATGTAAGACCTGATACAGCTTTTTTTCTTCAACATGCAGGGTTTTTTGTT